TCAATGCATCAGAAAGAATAGAAGGAATTGCATCAGGAGCCTTCTTACTATCTTGACCATCAGCAATCTGAATAGACTCCATCAGTGCAAGATAGATGGCACGTTCTTTACACCACTTTTCCGTAGTGTCACACAACCATCCAAACTCCTGTGGTTCTTCGGTCAAATTACTGACTAAGTGAACCAACTCTTTGAATGTTTGTTCGTTGATATCATTCCTCTTCTCAATCTCAATACTCAAAACCTCCTGTGTAGGAGTCTCGTTGTATTGATTCACAAAGTCAACAATCTCCTCAAACACAACCTTTTGGTTATGATCTTGGAAATATTCTGACTTGATGAAGGGAATTGTTTTTCTTAGAAATTCTTCATTATGTAATAGATTCTTGAGGACAAGAAATTCAACTCTCTCCATAACTAAATTCTTTCCGTGCAATTTGATCTAACTGTTCCATCACCTCTGGGGTGAAATATGTTTCTGGGTCTTTTAGGATTGCTTTGGCATATACCTTCTTACCATCTATCTCATACCGACCTGCTACATTCTTCCACAGACCACCGATTTCTCCAAGTTCTAACAGACCATAGTATTTGTCCAGACCTCTCTCATCATAGTAAAGACGAACTGTGACATCTTTATTTTCTTTACTCAGACGCGACTTAGCAGTCTTTGCCTTGATAAGGTTTCCAACAATTTCTGTTCCATCCTTTTCCTTTTTCTTGCTGAGATAAATGATGGTACTGGCAGCATACTTGAGACCACTACCACCACCCATTTCTTTTGTAGGAACATAAGAACCGATAACGTCATAGGTGTGATTCGTCACAATCATTGGAATGTTTGCCTGACCCAACTTGAGAGTGAGCATACGGAAGGCACCTTTGATAAGTTGGGATTTAGTCATGTCCCGAACCTGTTTATCATTGAGAACGTCAGTAATCTCTTTCTCAGTGGAAAGCATTCCTAGAGAGTCTAACACAAACATACAAGGTTTGCGTTCATCTACAGGTTTTTTTAAGTAAATGTCTACTGCCTTGAGTGCTTTACTACGAAACTCTTCAACAGTCACAACATTGACAACAACTAACCTGTCAAGAGCAATACCACGACTTTCTAAGAGTGACTTATTGACAGCTGCCTCAGTATCAAAATACAAGCAATATCCATCAGGATTAGAGTCCAGAAAATTCTTAACCACTGCGAGGCTAAAAAAAGTTTTTCCAGTACTAGACTCCCCAGCAATGGCAGTAATCTTATTCCCAGATACACCACCAAATAAACTACCTGAAACAAGTCCATTAAAGATGTATGAACCTGTGTCCACGTAAGTTTCTGCTTCGTCGATGTCTGCTGCGAGTTTTGTGAAGTCATCTCCAATCTCTTTTACAATATCTTTTAAAAAGTCCATTATCCGAAAAATAGTTCAAGGTTTACAGTTTTTTCTACATTCCACCCAATTGCATCAAGAATGGACTTGAGTGGTTCTACAAAACTCTTTTCAAATTGTAGTTCATAGTCAATGTACTTGTCAAGACCGAGTTCTGTAGGGAAGTCTTGAATAAATGAAATTACATTCTCTTGAATGATATTTGGTTTCTTGAGATAAAGAAACTTAATCTTTTCACCATTATTGATTAAAGAATACTTATTATCAAGTTTCTTTTGTTTAATGTAGTGATTAAAAAGAAGTGCTCCACGACAATGAATGGGAGTACCTTTAGTATAAATGTCAGAATGAGATTTATACTTTACAACATCAGATACTGATCGAGGAAAAGCAATTTCTTCAGGAGGAAGTTGCTTAAACTTCTTGCGAGACTCATCAATAAAGTTAATGACATCTTCTTCTGTACCACTCATCATCAACTTAAGTCCATCCTTAATCATCTGACGACAAGGTGCTGGAGTGGAGGACTTGACTGCCTCAATTCCCATCATCTTTAGTTTGGGTTCATTGTACTGAACACCTTCACTATTCCATACATTGAGAATATAACGTTTCTTTGCAGTCCAAATACCACGTTCTGCAATGTTCTCACGTTTCATAATCATCTTCTGTTCATATGCCTGAACGTAGTCCGCAAGTTCCGTATAAGATTGTTCGATGAATGGTTCCAACTTGTCTTGGCAGATCTTATCAAGTAACTGAACAATCTTTGTTTTATCGTCAGACTTATTACTAAGAAATTTATCAACAAGAGGTCCCATATTAAGATAGATTGAGTCAGTGTCAGATGCGATGACATAATCGACTTCCTCAGTTTGTAAAATCTTATTTAGAAATCCATTCATCTTGTTCTCAATCCAACGAATGGAAACCTGACCTGAGAGAGTAATTGCTTCAGCATTTGCAAGTTTATAATACCTAAAATACTGATTACCAATGGCACCATAAGCAGAGTTGAGTTGAATCTTTCGTGCCATCTGGATGTTGTTGCACCGTGCAATTTCTTTCTCCAGTGACTTCGTTGGAGTTTTTTCATAATCTTGTTTTGCTGCAAGCATCTTCTTTTTATAGATGGTTCGATCTTTATAGATCTTCTCCATCAACTCAGGCAAAAATCCACGAACATCCTTGCGGTACATTGCACCATTGGCACACACCGCATTGTCCTTATACATTTCAAACGTCAGTTCTTCGTTTAAAATCTTATCTACCGTAGCCGAAGGATGTCGAGTATCTTGTAATGTCTCCGGGGATATGTTGTACTGCATGATAAGGTGAGGGTAAAGAGAATTGAGGTCAAAAGACACAACCCAATCATACTTTCCCGGAATCGGTTCCTTGACATAGGCACCTGCGTACTTGGAATCTTTGTCTGAACGTTCTTTAGGTGGGATCACAATATCTCTTTTTTTGAGATAGTTGTAAATAATCGCATCCCACATACGAACCTGAAAGAACACATCATTATAGTTTACCTTGGCGTCATATGCCATAGTAATTGCAAGTTCAATCAGTTTCATCTTGTCTTCCATTCGGTCAACAAGTTCCACGTCAATGATGTTATATTCTACAAACTTTTGCCACCCGTTTGTATAAAAATCCTTAAAAGTATCAAACTCGGAGTGATCAAGTTTTTTCTGTCCAAGTTCTACACTAGCTATGTAGTCTAGACGATACGATTCTTGTGCTTTATATGTAAACTTCTTATACAATGTTAGATAATCAAGTTGAGTAATGCCACCAACATCATATGAAATCTGTTTACGACCCATCACAACAGTCTCACGTTCAGTCACCAATCCCCAAGGTGACATACGTTTCATCAACTTCTCCCCAAGAATACGATCAATACGACGAACAAGATATGGAATATCATACAACTCACTATTCCATCCAGTGACAACCTCGGGAGTGTTTTCTTCAATCATCCACCAGTTAATGAAATCTGTCAGAAGTTCATACTCAGTACGAAAACCTTTATAAAGAACATTTGCTTGTTTATTATCAAATGGACCACGACCCCAGGTGCGAATCTGCTTTGTCGCATAATCCTGAATTGTAATCAACAAAACTTCTTCGGCAGCAGATTCTACATCAGGGAAACCATTCTCCGATGCAACCTCAATATCGAGAGTAGAAATCTTAATCTTATTAGTATCAAACTTAATCTCTTCCTCAGGATACATCTCAGAAATATACTGACAGATGTATCGATCATTCCCATAGATTTTAAAGTTTTCTACACCCTCATACTTTTTAATAAAGTCTCTACACTCACGAACAGATCCAGGTTGAACAGATTCAACGTTTTCACCCTCAAGAGTTTTGTACTTTGTTTTCTTATTTGAAGGAACAAAAAGAGTCGGATAAAACTTCTCACGGGTTGCAAAATGTTTTCCATTTTCATAACCACGTACCAAGAAGTGATCTCCGACCATTTGTACGTTTGTATAAAACCGCATCAGTTAATTTTTTCCAAGTATTTTTCAAGTAGTTCCGAATTAGGATCGGCAATAGTAATAATTTTATCAGAACTGATCATAAATTCAACTTGATCAGTATTATCCATCATCCAAGGACAAAGATTGTGCCCTTCCCAGATTTCATGCGGTTTAATGAGTTTGCAATCTGGTTGACCAATATCGGCACCAACCTCAACAATTTCACTAATCAGTCTTTCACTGTTCGTCAGTAGAATCAGTTTGATCGTCTTGTCCATTAATCATCTCCTCATAAAGTTTTTCAATTTCTTTGGCAGGACTTACAACAGTCACAAGCCAATCATATCTCACAGGAATTTCCTTATCCATAGTAAGTGGAATCCAAGGAGAAAATGACACATTCATTTGACCCTCATCTTCATCCGTTGTGGGTTCTTCCGTCAAAAATCCATATCTGGGAGCAAGATTTACTGCGTAAGGATTTTTAAATAGATATCCACAAATCTTTTCTTCCTGAACTAATTCTTTAATATCAGCAATAACTGATTCTCCAGACTTTAATAATGCAATCTTAATCGACATTTTTAATTTACCTCTCAAGTCATTATAACACAAAAAAATCGGGGTGTCTATGGATTTTGCCATAGAACCCCGTGCGGCGACGATACCTAATATTTAGTTTTCAGGAAGTGTTATGATAGTGTTGGTGCGAGAACTGCCCAACTAAAAAGAGATGATACGGTTCCTAACAGAAGAGTGGCGGCTGTGAAGTTCATAAGTCGTCCTCCAAGTTACATAATTATATAGAAAACTGTATCACTATGATACAAAACTCTGTATCAACCACAACAAAAATATAAAGAAAATGTTAGGATTTACAAATAATCTTTTCTTTGGTGGTGCTCTGGGACGATTTTTCCCAAAACAATACTCAGTAACCCATCCTCAAATACAACTGATCTAACTTCCGTTTCATCTGAGAGTGTCCAAGATCTGGTGAAAGATCTCTGAGCCACTCCTCTGTGGATATAATCGGTTCCAGTTTCTTTGTCCTCTTTTTGTCCTTCGACAAAGAGTTTACCGTCTTGAGTGTAGACATTGACTTCTGCTTTTTTAAATCCTGCTAGTGCAAGTTCTAGTCTCGATTCTACGTTGCTTACCGTGACTAGATTGTATGGGGGATAGTTTGTCGTTGTTTCGTGGAGTCTAAACAGACGATCAAAGTATTCATCCATACCGATGCTATTTCTATTTATACGGTCTAGCAGCTGATCCATATTGGCAGCATTGTACCTTGTAAGATTGTTCATCTTTACTTCTCCTTTTAAAGCGAGATTTGATTGTGTGGACCCTAAAGGCATCCATAAGTATATATTAGCATAAGACATAAAAAACGGGGTGTGGAACCCCGTATCTTTTTATTCGGTTTTACTCAAACCTTAAAATCCATTGACCTAAGAACATTTCGGATTTGAATTGCCGTTTTTGTTACATCTTCCTTAGACTGATGATTGAACGCTACTTTACGTTTTGCTTCTGGATCATTAGCCTGCATTTGAGCAAATCTCACATATCCAGTACCTTTCCCCCTTTGTGGATCTTGTTCTCCAAGGATTTTTCGAAACATCTTTTCTTTTTCTCCTTGAGAGAGATTCTCATTGAGAGTTGATATTGCGTATGCAATTGGTACAATACTTCTTTTGTTCATAATTTTATTCCAATGGTAAGGTTTTTTAATCTCCAATTAGAGAGACGAGTTTCAGTGAAACTCGCGTTCCACTGAAGCAACAATATTATAACCAAAAAGAAAGGAGGTGTCAAGCACCTCCTGAGACTTATTCGGTTTCCTCTGTCCTTTTCTTCTTAGATCCAATATTATACTTGGTCTCAAGAATCCAATCTTGCTTGTCCTTATATGCAAGAACTTTGATTTGATTAAGTGGTGCAATATCAGTAATCTTTTCAACATTCACAATACTAATCAGACCCCAATCAGCAAGCAGTTGTGCAATACGATTACGTCTCTGAACATCGTTTACTGTCAGATTTGCGTGCTTTCCATCCAAAGCAAACAATTCCTTAAAATGCACAAGGAAATATCTACCTTGTTTATGCAGAATATGACAGGACTGATAAATCTTTTTCTCTTTCCTAGATGCAACACCGATGCGTGTCAAAGTTTCACGCACTTTCAGAAAATCATCAGGTTCACCCAGAACAACCTCAACCATTTGTTCGGGTGTCCACGTCACTTCAGCTTCTCTAACAACACTCATTTTTTTCCTCCAGTATCAAATTTTGATTTAATAAAATTAAGTTGTTCTTTTGTGAGTATTTTCAAAGCTTGTTTTGCCTTCTCATTACTATAACCATAATATTGTTTGACATAATCAAGATCTTTGATTTTATCTTGTCGGATCCAGGGAGAAAACCTCTTCTTTTTCCTCACAATATTTATAAGAAAGTCATATTGCAACTTTTTTGGAAGAAAATGATACTGATTGAGTTCATTGACAAACATCAATGTATCAATGTGTCCAGAAAGACAACGATTAATAATATATGGAGGATACTCCTTCTCAAGTGAAGGATCTTCATCAATCAAATGTTTCTTCGTTTGATTGATGGAGTTGAGCCAGTCTTTCAGTTCAGTCATAAGTCAAACAGAATTTGAGTCAGGATATTATTTTCTACTTTCTCGGTAGGATAGTTGGTCACAAGAAGTTCTGTCTTTACATTCTCATCCGTTCCCTTCTCTCCACGATGTGCCATAGAATAACGAAGTTTCCATTCACGAAGATAGTAATCCTTATAAAGTTCTAACAACCTATCATTCACATTGTAGGTAATCATAAACTTGTGAGGACATTTATAAACATCTTCGGCAAATTTATCGTGATCAAAGAACTTGTGCATCTCACGATCCTTTCCATAAAGGAAGTCCTTAATATCATAAGGTGGATCAAGAAATACAAATACATCCTCACCAGGAGCATTCATCACTTCCGAGTAATCAATATTCGTAATCTTCCACTTCTGAATGAGTTGAGAATATTGCTTGAGTTTCTGAATACCAACAAAAGAAAAGTTAGAACGTGCCGCAGTTTTAGAGAACGTACTATTCTCAGTCAGTCCAGAGAAACTGCACTTGTTTAGAATGAAAAAACTTACGGCACGATCAAGTCCATCCTGACTATTGATATCATCCCGCGTTTTGTCAAATAATTCTTTGTGCGCGGCATCCTTATCATCCTGAGATTTATAGTTAGATGCTTTTGATTTGATATCATTTAGACGATCAGAAAGTTCCTCACCAGAATCTCTGAGTTGAACCCAAAAGTTATAGAGAGTTACATACTTATCATTGATCCATACAGGAACATCAGGATATGCCTGAGTAGCATAAAATGCCACAGAACCACCACCAATGAATGGTTCACGATATTCTTTAAAGTCTTCAGGAAACCATGGAGATAAAGTCTTTGTTGCTTTAGACTTGCCTCCAGGATATCTAAGACAGGTTTTCAGAGGAAACGTTTTCATAATCAATAGGATGATACTTCAAATATTCACGGAAGGTCAATTTCATTTCCTTCTGCGTCATACCACAATGCTTTGCGGCAGTAGGTAAGTTCATTGTAGCACGAAACAATGCTTGATTTGCTTCTGCAACATTTTCTGGTGTTGTTTTTACCCTTTCTTCTACCAGTTTAGATTTATCGATACTGAGTAGGCGCATCCAATTCCCTCACAAGACTATATGTAAGATTATTTACACTATCTGCCATGACTCTATATCCAGAACCAACATAAAGTTGACCAAGAATAACTCCCACGGTGCAAATGCCCCAGAAGATATAATAGTGTGATGACTTCATCTGTGCTAATACCTTTGTTTTTTTTATTTTTCATAATCAGACAATCAATTTTTTCTTATCTGGAGTAATTAATTTACTACCAAACATTTCATTATACTTTTTAAAGACATCTTCTTGCACTTCCGCAACATATACAATATGTTTTTTGGACATTGTAATTTCAGGTTTATCCTGACTAATTACGGTTGCCCAAGGAGCAAATCCAACACCAGAATTTGTTGGAAGGACTACAAGTCCATTTTGTACTGTGATACTATCTTCTGTTTCAGATAGAAATTCTGCAATAACTTCTTCACCAGTTACAATACGCAGTAGTTTTACATCAATCATTAAAATTACACTCCACCATTATTTCAGTTAGACAAGCAAGCATATTTATCTCTTGGTCAGCCACGAATGCCGACTGATACTGATACTTAGCAAGAACAAGCACAGCAGCAGGAATACTATTGTTTTCAAGGGATGAATAAAGAGCATCGTAAATACGACGCATAAGTACAGTAGTATCATTGTCCAGATTAGATACCACCCACTTCCGAACTTCGGGAAAGTTCTTTTCTTTGAGGTTTTTGATAAGATCATTAACAGCAACGTCAGAGAAAGTAGCAAGAATACCAGAGTCAATCTTTCCACTTACAGAGTATCGTTGACACTCATTGAGCACACGTCTCCAATCAGGAAAGTGCTTATTGACAAGTTCTACCAGGACCTTGTTATCATATTCAACACCTTCTGTATCCAGGATTTGTTGTAGACGTTTGAAGAAGGATGCTGCAATTGCTTGACGTTCTTTTCCCTTGATTCCAAACTCAACGACGGCACATCGGGAGTGGAGTGGTTCAAGGATTTTATTTTTGTAGTTGCAGGTGAAGATGAATCGGCAGTTACCAGCAAACTCCTCAATAAACGCCCGTAGGAGGAGTTGAACATCATTGGACGTGTTATCTGCCTCATCAATGATGATGACTTTGTGTTTAGCATCTGCCGTAAGTGAGACGGTCGAAGCGAAGTTCTTCGCATTGTTTCTGACAGTATCGAGGAATCGACCTTCGTCGGATCCATTGATGACATAAACATCTACTCCAAGTTCATTACATAGTGCCTTTGCCACTGTAGTCTTACCAATACCAGGAGGACCAGCAAGAAGCATATTCGGGATTTCTCCCTTATTTAGAAACTCCTGAAATGTCTTCTTAGTATTCTCTGGGAGAATACATTCTTCAATAGTCTTTGGTCGATATTTTTCGCACCAGATAAAGTTACTCATAATCAAATCCAATCAGGTTTGCGTTGGGGCATACGAAGGTAGTTGTCTTTCACCCAAGGTTTGGATGCGATATACATCTTGTATGCGTCAAATGTAGAAATACTAGTATCAAACTTGTATTCCTCAGGCATTGCTCTTGCGAAAGGAGTTACTTCGTCAAGTCTACCTTTGGGGAAAAGGTAGTAAGCATGAGTCAGTGTTCCTTCACAAGAGTGGGTCTTATTATACCGCAAGGTATACTCTTGGCACAAGTTCAATCCCCACTTGATGAGCCAGTAGGCATTGTCCACCGTCTCTGCCGCCCATTTGGTGCAGGGGTGGTTGCGGAATGCCCCTTTTTCTGTCTTGTAGGCAGTGCCGTCTTGTTTGGGAAGAGTCCCATAATCATGATACCAGGGAGAAGCAATAATGCTAAGCATCTGGCAGCACTCAAGCGGCATCTTGACAATGTGTTTGTCAGGAAGACAGATAGCACTTTCGGCAGGGAACGGATCTGTGACAAAGATGTTCATTCTAATGGTCGAATAAATTCATTCATAATGATGTCGGTTGACTCCAACATCTTCTGCATATATTCTACACCTTTTTCAGGTGTAGTGTGGTCACCACAGGTAAAAGCGTCACACACTGCCATACCTTTTTCTGGCCAAGTATGAATGCTGATATGGGACTCGGCAAGCATAGCAATACCAGTGAATCCTTGCGGTTCAAACTTATGTATTGATAAGTTGAGGAGGGTCGAATTACATTCTTTTGCTGCATCGTACAGCATTTTTCTCATGTAATTTTCATCCTCCATCAACTCAACATTACAACCCTTCAATGTAAAGAGAATGTGTCTCATCAACCGAAAGTGGAATCAGGTTCCAGAGCAATATAATACTTTAGATTGTGTTGAGTATTCGTAAACTGCGACAAAAGTTTAGAAGAGACTACGACATCATAAGCACCCGGAATAATCTTAATGTTTTCGACTTTGAAGTTGAAACTAAACTCTTGGTCTGTTTCTCCAACCACAATCGCATATTCGTTAGAAGTATCGTTCTTCTTATCACGGACTACCAGTTTAATAACACCATTTTCACCAATCGCAGAGAGGTCTGGAAGTTGATAAACTGCTGCTGCTTTCACTAGTTTCTCAAGAGTCACACTATCCATTTGGAAGCACACATCTTGAGTAGGAAGTTGAATCTCTTTTTCAGGAGGTGCAATAATGACATTAGGATCTGCAAAGAAATACTTCACACGACGCTTACCCTCTTTAATACTCAAATAAGAATCTTCCTGAAAATCAAGATCGGGATCTTGGTGCAGACTCAAACCATTCAGAAACTGGTTCAGATCATAAATGGCAAAGTCACGAGGAAACTCTTCTTTGATTTCTGCTTCGGCAAGAATGTTCTTTGCCACAGAGATAGTGCGAAGTTTGTTGCCTTGCTTTACAAGAATAGAATTGTTGATTCCAGCAAAGTTCTTCAGGATAGCAAGGGCATTGTCAGATAGTTTCATTGTGTGTTCTTTCAGTTTCATTGGTTGTAGGTTTCACGTTGTGCGTTCTTATCATTGAAGTTCATTAGAAGAACAGCATAATGCAAAATCTTCATAATGTCACGACGTGCAGTGCCTTTCTTATCATAACGAGAGGCATACTTAAGAATATTGCTGCGGCAGAATGCTTCACCATCACCACACGCTTCAATCAAGTCAAGCGTTTGAATTTTGTCATCACCAGCAGAATAGTGCTGGGTATAAGTTCCCCGAATATACTCAAGAAGTTCTTTTACAATTTTTTCTTCATTATACTTCCAAGGTATTGCATTAGATTCTGTAATCATATTATCCATATTACTAATTAAAAATTCATAGTCACTGTGTCCCCAAGGACGCATACCATCATCAATAGTTTCTTTCATTGTTAGTTCATCATAAAGTAGGGACCAAGAGTTAACCATAGCAGAAAAGAAAATCGTTTACAAGAGACTCTGCTTTTTCTTTACCAAATTTACTAGAAAGATATCCACTCACAGGGTCTAACTTTTTCATATAAGAATCAAAGTCACAATAGGTGGAAAAATCATTTCCAGTAGGTTGTTCACATTCTAGCATATCCTTGTAGGTAGTCAAGTACTTCTTGAATGTATCAAGATGTTCATTGACCTCAGACATTGTACACTTGGCAACATACACATTCTCGGAGAAGTGATTACCAGGTTCAAAAAATCGGAATGAACCATCTGCCTTAGGGAGGTCTGGATGGGAGAACAAATAGTTTTCCACTGGATGCTGAAAATCAAATACAATAATGACTTTCTTGTCAAAGAAACCCATCAAGTCCATACCGAAGCAAGGAAGATTGCTACCAGTTCTAGGATAGATGATGTTGTTGTAAATACAAGATTTTTCATCCCATATCTCAACTTCTCTGGATTTAAGAATGTGTTTAGTGCTGTAGATCTTGGCAGAAAGAGAGGTATTGTTTTCCTCCCAATCTGCCCAATCACAAACGTTCTCTAAATCAGGAAAGGTTTCCCACAGTACCTTCTTGTACTGATTCCATAGGGAGTTGGAAGTCTGCATCAACTTTGTCATAGAGTTCAAGGAATGCTTGTTTGGTTTCATCATCAAATCGGTTTACACAGACTTGGATTGCTTTTGCTTTGTCTTGGAAGATTGAATATGCATGAATGATATGAACAAGACGACGAGTGCTAATGATCTCATCAATACCACCATCATAGAAGGTCTTGCGAATAATATCACCCCAATCAACCAGACGCTTACAGAAGTCACGATCTTCTACTCCAAGTTCTAAAGCAATACCCTCAAGGATCTTTTGTTCAGTAGAAGGAGTAGGATACATCTGCTCAAAGGTCACAGGGAAACGTTCAAGGAATGCCTCATTAAGAACATTAGTGCCGATGAAACGACCATCATCAGAACCCTTGCCTTTCGTATTGGCAGTAGCAATCACATTAAATCCAGAAGAAGGTTTTACAAACTTACCAATCTTCTTCAAAAACACTCCCTTACCTTCAAGAACAGATTGCAAGCAGAGAATTTTATTGGATGCGAGATCGATCTCATCAAGCAATAGGATTGCACCTCGTTCCAGTGCCTCAATAACGGGACCGTTATGCCAAACAGTAGCACCATCAACAAGACGGAAACCACCAATAAGATCATCTTCATCAGTCTCAATCGTAATGTTTACACGGATAAGTTCTCGTCCGAGTTGGGCACATGCTTGCTCAACAGAGAACGTCTTACCATTACCGGAAAGTCCAGTAATGAATGTCGGATAGAAAAGACGGGATTGAACAATTTTTTTAATGTCACCAAAATTGCCAAACTTGACGAAGGTATCATCTTTTTCTGGGATAAGGTTTTGTTCTACGGAAGGCAATGCTGCAGGTGCCTGATAAGTGCGTTCGATTTCTTCCACTTTTTGTTGAGTCACTTCAAGATTCCACTTACCACGTCCCACTTTATAATCGGAAAGTTTGTTAGTGATAGTCTGATAGTTGGTACCATTCATTGCACACCAAGCACGAATGTCTCCAGTAGTCACAGATTCACCATAAAGTTCCTGAAGAGAAGTGCGGATATAGTCGGCAGAGAGAGACATGATGTTGGTTGTTCGTTTCAACTGAAGTTATTATACAAGGAAAAGGGGGTCTCAATGACCCCCTGTGGACAGTTTAGGAATTGGACAAGTGCTCTTCCAACTCTTGAACCAATCTTCTCTTAGAATGCCTTCTGTCCAACTCAATGCCGACAGTGCGACCATACTCCTCAAGTTCTTTCTTACTCATATCATGAAATGATACATCACTTTCATAAAGTTCTTCTTCAATAAGCTCTTCATAATTTGTAGTATCTTCACCAACAATAGGAGACTCTGCAACCTCTACAGGTTCTTCTACTACAGGTTTTGGTGCGGGAGTTGGAGCAGGTGCTGCTTTTTTACCTCCCACTAAATCTCCAAATCTAGACATTAGTTTTACCTATTACTTATAAAAATATTTATCAGGCAATAAGGTCTACAAACTCATTTAGGATTTTCTTATTCATTTTTTTATTCTGAAGGCTCTTCATAAATGACTTTTTAATTTGTGCCTTTGAAGCATCTTCATCTACATCAAATTCAGACTCACTTGCGAGAGCATTTGCAGAAAGACCAAAATAAGTATGATATCCAGATGTCTTAAGTGCAAATGACTTTTCTTTCTTAAATTGAATTTTAATCTTCTCACTCATTTCAAAATTATCCCAACAATAACGACGAATAAAAGAACCAGCATCACGAGATTCAAGAACACGAATACCAATAAAGTTTACATCTACAAAATTATCCTTAAGATTTTCAAGGAGAACGTCGGTCATATCATACCAATTGTCACCCATGTTATAAGTATTACCAGTCTTACGATCTCTCAAGAAGCAGTTTGCTCCAATGTGTGCCGTGCCCATAAAAGGTTCGGATTCCCAGTGACGTTGCACTTGACGATGATATTTGAGAGAACATCCTTCACCATCAGTCAATACAACACACTGTACCTTCTGAAGTTTGTTCTCTTTCTTAAATTGTGGAATGATTTGATGAAGTGAAATCATTGTCTCATTTAAAGGAGTACCAGAAAGATCCATACCTACAGGAATCTTATACATTGCATAACGACTAAAACTCCATGCAAGACGAAAGATATGCTTCATCTGATTCTCAAAAGTTTTAGTATTGACTTTATGAGTCAGAATATTCATTAAAGAGAACCACTCTCCAACCTGCATCAATCCATCTTTTTTCTTATAAGAAAGTTCACGAACAACTGCACTACCATTCTCATCTAGAGATACAAGAGGATAGTCATTAGTAAATGCATAAACATCAAAAGGAATACCAACCTTTTTACAGAACCACACCAAATTACAAAGTTGTTTTACAGTATCTAACATAACTTTTCCCATAGAACCAGACCAGTCCAGAACAAACACAAGACCATGATTCTTACCATCAGCAAGAGTGGTTACTTTCTTAAACAAATCCTCATTGTATTTGTAAGTATGAAGTTTAGTACAATCAAGAACTCCAGTGCGTGCAGTTGTAGCACGAGCATAAGAATCTGCTGACTTACGACACTCAAACTCTTTCACAAGATAATTAACTTCTTTCTGTGCAGACTTCTTAAACTTGAGGAACTCAGCATCAACATGATCAAAGACAGTTTTATCGTAATAATTATCCCACAATTCGTGACAAGCACTATGAATTGTTGAATTGGGAACAACAATCTTTTCCAAATTTACTTTTGGCATCTCAAGATATACATTCTCAATACCATTCATATTCACGAGGTCTTTAATAGATTCCTCAAGAGAATTCATAGTATTGACTTGAGGTTCTGACTTTTCTCCAGCATTTTGCTTATAACTTGGAGTCTCCAAATCAGCATCATTTTTTTCAGTTGCATCCTCGGAAGAATTATCTTCATTAGATTTTTCCTGACCTTCTTCATCAGAATCGTTAGATTGCTGCTGTTGCTCGGTAGAACCTTGACCTTGCGATTCTAGGGAATCCATATCAGTCTTGGTTTCAGTATTCATCTGTTCTTGACAATACTTATAGAGTGCCTGTGCAGCAATCAGAACATCATCAAAATCTTCACAACCATCAATCATACGAACGATTGACATCTCAAGATATTCATCAAAAGGAATATCAATAAAGTTACCAATCTTGAAATAAAGATTTACTCGGTCTGCAAGGTTCATCTTGCTGACATCTTCACACTCAACACCAAAGAAATCTTTATCAGAAAGATCACTATAACCACGATAGAAGGTCTTGGAGATACCAGCATAACGACGTTTCATCATCTTCTCAATGCGAGCATCCTCAACCACATTGACGAACTGTGGAGGAATTTTATAATCTTTCAACCAATCACGGTCAGGTGTATAAAGTGCGTGACCCACCTCGTGTGCCACCAACATATCATAAATCTCATTCGTGGCACCCTCCCACATTGGCAAAGTCAGAACACGAGTGTGGACATTGAAGCAAGCAGTCTCAACCTGCTTGTGCTCCACCACAAGGTCTTCAGTGGCAAGAAGTTTGGCAAGTTGGGACTTGATTTCGTGCTTAACGGTCATCGGTCTGTTGCGTATGAACCTATTATACAAAAGAACCCTGCTGTTTAGGCAGGGTCATGTGACGCTTCTTGAAATGTCTGAGTGCCTCCTTTCGTGCCCTCATTGCTTGTGGTTTCAGTTTTCGTTTCTGTTCTTTGCCAGAGTTATGTTTCCAGTTTGGGACTTGCATTGTTCTTTGGTGTGTCAGGACACCATACGCGAAAAACCTTTTACTTTTTCAAAACGTAGGACACTTTCAAATTTGTCATGTAAGTCTGACTTATGAGAGATGACAAATATATTAGCATCCTTAATAACATATCGAATAATCTTAAGGAACTCTTCAGTTCCAAATCCATCCAGTGAAGAATCAAATACCTCATCCATAATCAGCAGATTTGTATTCACCGAGTTCTTGAGTCTAGCAACTTCTCTCCAAGTGAAGAGTAGAGCCAAATCTACACGCATTTTTTCACCTTCACTAAAAGAACTATAAGAAAAGTTTTCGTGAATAGGTGATTCAATCGTTTCATTAAACTCTCCATCAAGTTTAAAGTTGATGTAAAAGTCCATCATTTGAAGATAACGATTAACCTGCTGATTTATGAAAGGAAGATACTTCTTTATAATCTTCGTTTTTACACCATCATCTCTGAGTAGAGAATAGGCAAAATCGTAATGAACGATTTCTTGTTTTTTGTCTGAGAGGTCTTCTATTGTCTTTTGGAGATTTTCTCGAAACTCTTCTAACTTCTCATGTTCAGTATTTCGGTTTTGTAACTGATTGGTAATAGTTTGAATTTCATGTTCAAGATCTCTGATCTGTCGTTGATTGAGACTAATCCGAGTATTGTTTTGAGAAATACCATGCGTTAACTTTGTAATCTCCTGAGATAGGGCATTAAATTGACGCTCTCGTTCTTGTTCAGACTTAATAGTTTGCTCAAGTTCATCATAACCATCTTTAAGTTCTCTTGCCTTATTTTGAGCATCCGCAATTCTATTTACACGAAACTCTTCCTCAATCTCCTGTGTACAGGTAGGGCATACCGTATTTTCAGTAAAAAACTTATGTTCTTTGGTAATTGTGCTTACCTTTTGAGAGATTTTACCTTTAAGGTTGTTAAGTTTTACTAACTTATCACCTACACCTTGAAGTTCTTCAATATCAACTTGCAGTGTTTTTATTTGCCCCTCCAAGTCCTCATTAGTATTCATATAATTACCAACTTCATTATCTAAGTTGATAATCTTTTCCTTGTTGGCATTTATATTCGCATTACCACGATTTTCCAACTCCTCAATAAACTCTTGCTGCATCTTCATCTTATCTTTAAGATTGCCTTTCTTAAGATCCAATGATTTAATCTGCTCTTTTTTTGTACGAATATTATCTTTAATAAGACTGTTCATCGCAGAGAAAATACGAATATCCAACAGATCTTCAATCACTTCACGACGATTAGATGTTGTTAATTGCATAAAGGGCACAAAAGTACTACTACCCAAAATTACAATCTGAGTAAAAGATTTATAATTTACCTTAAGAATATTTTCTTCCAGAATGCGTTGATTGGCACGATCATCTGCTTCTCTGTGAAGTGCAGTTCCATTAACTTCAATATCAAAAACATTTGGTTTAATACCACGACGAACCAAATAGTCACGACTATTTACAGAAAACTCAATCTCAACTAAACACCCTCTTTCATTTGTAGCATTTACAAGTTGAGGTTTATTAATCTTACGAAAAGGTTTATTGAATAAAACAAACGTAAGAGCATCAAGCATCGTAGATTTACCAGCACCATTCGTGCCAATAATCAAATTAGTATGATGTTGTTGAAAATCAATCTCTGTAAATTGATCACCGGATGAGAGAAAGTTCTTGTATCTAATCTTTTTGAACGTTATCATTTTTAGGAGGAATCACAATGTCATTAGGGGTAATAATCGCATACTTGTAAGAATGGTACTTACAAGTTTTTATCGCAAGTTCATCATCAACTTCTACAATATCCATCTCCGCATCTTCTTGATCCTCTAACATCATAGCATATCTTTCGGCATCATCTTCCTCTTCAAACAAAAAAAGCACTTTGTGTCCGTACCTATCTTGGACGGCATATGCACCATCATCTTTATTGTCTTTAAGAGTGAGAAGAAACATTTATTCTACTTCGCAAGCTTGTCGATACAAATCTTGAAAGATACCTTTAATAATGCTTTTATCAAGTTCAAACTCAGATTCATCAATATAACGATTTAGAATAGAAAGTGTATTTTCTTCTTCATCAATCTCAAAATCTTCAGATTCCTGAATCTCAAAGTTCTCAATAATTTTAAGATCTTGGACTCCTACAGAGTAAAGTTTATCAATGAACTTTTCAAAATCTTTTGGTTTTGTTTTTTTACGAACAATCACCTTTACAATCTTGTTTTCATACTCAGAAGCATTAAAGAGTTTGTAATTGGTATCCTCATAATAGATATTATAAAATAATTTATAAGGATTGTTGATTGGAGTATGAGTGAGGGTTTCCGTATCAAAAATATGAAATCCACGAGTATCATTTACATCAGTCCAATACATCTCATAAGGATTGCCTAAGTAGAAGACTGTTCCATTATCTGATCTTGTATGGTAGTGACCTGAAAAGACTTTAGTGAACTTCTCAAATAACTTGCTTTCCAAACCATCTTCCATGACGATTTGTCGATTAACTCTAAATCCTGAGAGTTCAAGGTGCCCCATCGACACACAGCAATTTGTCTTTTTAATAGTTTCGATAGATACTTTCTCATTATCAGCATTAATCCAAGGTAAAAATAAAATATCCAATCCACCGACATTTACTTCGGTAGGTTGATTATATACAGAAATATTATTATAGTCAGATAGAAGCAAACCTGGAGAATTAACTTCATTGGTGTTTTTAAAATATGTATCATGGTTTCCCACAAT